AGGTGGCTTCGTACTGCATAAAAGACCAACCGACGGTAGTCGACGCAAGGGGTGCGTGATGGCGAAACGGACAAAAATCCAAGCGTTGTCAGAATTAGTAGGTCGCGCGATGCTGGCTGCAAAAATGGGCATACAGTATGGCGGGGACCGCAATATCTACACGGCTTTGGGGTATCCGCAAACCATACAGTACAGCGATGTCATTGCCCGATACACAAGGCAGGATATAGCAAGGGCGGTAATCGACCGCCCAGTAGAAGCGTCGTGGTGCGACGACGTCGCCATACAGGAAGCGGTTGAAGAAGAAACCCCGCTTGAAAAAGCGTGGCGAAACCTTTGCAAGAACAAGGACTTAAACGTAATTTCGAATCTTCAAAAGCTGGACACGTTGGCAGGACTTGGCCGTTACGCCGTCCTGCTGTTGGGGCTTTCCGACGCGAAATCGACCGACATGTTGGTTGTGCCGCCCACTGAAGGGGTGTCGCTTGTATATTTGAAGGCGTACGGTGAAGGTCACGCCAACATTGTAAAGACTGAAACAGACAGGACGAACCCACGATATGGGTTGCCTGTGCTGTATCAGTTGACCAACCAGGATGACACTGGCATCAGCTACACCTATCAGGTGCATCATGACAGGGTACTCCACGTGGCGCAAGGTAACTTAGAGGGTGATGTCTACGGCGAATCGCGCCTGTTGCCTATATGGAACCGGCTGATGGACCTTGAAAAGCTGGTCGGTGGGTCGGCTGAAATGTTTTGGCGGAATGCACGGCCCGGCTACAAAGGGAAAATTGATGATGATTTTATACTGACAATAGAGGACGAAAATAAACTCATAGATCAATTAGAAGAGTACGAACACAATCTTAGGCGATTCCTCGTAGCGCGAGGTGTGGAGATCGATTCTCTTATGCAGCCGGTTACGGACCCCACAACGCATGTCGACGTGCAGATACAGATGATAAGCGCACAGACCGGTATCCCGCGACGGATATTGACCGGTAGCGAACGCGGCGAATTGGCAAGCACTCAAGACAGGGAAAACTGGGCTGACTACATTACCGCACGTAGACTGCGGTTTATCAACCATAGTATCTTGGGACCATTCATTGACCGCTGCATAAAACACGGCGTGCTACCAGCGCCGCGGGACGGGTATGATATCATTTGGCCGTCAGTGTATGAAAGAAGCGAAGAAGACCGCGCCAGGGTTGGCGAAATCCGGTCACGCGCTTTAGCGCAATACGCTTCACAACCGGCGGCTGAAATGATTATCCCGCCGGAAGCGTTTTGCCAATACTTTTTAGGCTTATCGATAGAAGACCTTGATGTTATAAGTAAAATCGTCGAAAAGGACACACAAGGTATTGACAACGAACCGGCTTAAAGATGTTGACCCAACGCAGACCACCTACCTTCGGAATGCTTTTGAGCGCGAGATGGGAAAACGCTTCAAGGCGTTACGCGGTAAGATAAGAAAACTGATTGTTGATGAGGATTGCTTTGGCCTAACAAATAAAGATTACAAAGTGACAATCATGGCACGCTTCGACTTCCCGCGCAATGCTGATAAGATTGATGCCTTCATGCAATGGTTCAATGAACAAGCGGAAAAAGACATTCTGTCCTTCGGTAAGATGAAACAAATAGGGACAGGTATTGAGCGTGCCTGGACGGACATTTACATAACCGATTCATATAAGCGCGGGGTCTTACGGGCTAAGAGCGAGATGACGAAAGAGAAGTTTGAACGCCCTAAAATGTGGGATACCGGCGGAATAGATGCAGTAATGTCAATGCCTATTCACCTCGATCGTGTCGGTGTCGTCGCTACGCGGGCCTTTTCCGAGCTCAAGGGAATTACTTCATCAATGGATTCTCAGATCAGTAAGGTCTTGGCACAGGGATTGATCGATGGTGATAATCCGCTGCTTCTCGCACGCAAACTTACGAAGACTATTTCCGGTCCTTTTGAAGATTTAGGAATTACGGACGCTGCCGGCCGATTCATACCGGCTGAACGTCGCGCCCGGACGCTGGCCCGCACTGAAATCATACGCGCCCATCATCAGGGAAACGTGCAGGAGATGGAAAACTGGGGCGCTGTCGGCGTCAAGGTGAAGGCGGAATTCATGACCGCCGGATATCATGTATGTCCCGAATGTGAAGGCCTGCAAGGTAAGATATTCACGCTGGAGCAGATACGGAGTATGATACCGGTACATCCGAATTGCCGGTGCGTAGCATTGCCGGTCAAGGAAGAGGCGAAGGCGAAAGTTAGAGAGAAGGCCAAGACTGTCAAACCTATCGAATATATCCTGCGGGAGGACGAAGCAAAAATAGCAGGAAAGAAAGTCGAACACTGTTTTTGCTATGACAAGGAAGGAAAGACTATATTCTCGAAAACAGGAACAAAAAGCGCCATTAGCTTTACAGAAGAAGAAGTTAATAACATAATTAAGGACGGTGCGACTTACTTTACGCATAATCATCCTGGAGATACATCTTTTTCGCTGGACGACATACGTATGGCTTGCAAGTTTAAATTGGAACAAATACGTGCCCGCGGACCGCAGCATCTTCATATCCTTAACGCGCCTGAAGGCGGCTGGGATATGGATTATTTTCAGAAGACAATCAGTCCGATTTACGCAACGACTAATGATAAGGTTTACAAAGAAACCCTAAACAAGCTGGCGTACAAGGAAATAACATTAGACGAAGCCAATTATACGCACTTCCATAAGGTCTGGACGGCAGTTGCAGAAGAACTTGGCTTGATTTACAAGCGATTGAAAGCAGGGGAATGACATGGAATATTTGGACGATTCAGAATTGACTGAAATCATTTATTCGCCCGTGTGCAGCTTCTGTGCGCACCTTCTGGGAAAACGCGAATGTAAAGCATTCAAGAAAATTCCAGAAAAAATATGGACGGGGGAAAATAATCACACAAAACCATATCCCGGAGATAATGGTTTGCGCTTTCAGGATAAAAGGGGTGATTAAATGCCGTATCCAAACGATCATGCATGTCGGCTTAGGGAACCCGGAGAGTTTGAGCCGGATTCCTTCCGCCGAATGAAGAGGAAGCACAAAGGAAAAGAATATTCGGTCATTATCGGCCGGCTGAAAGGAGAGGATACCATGACAGAACAGGCTTACCGGTATGGTAAGGACACTTGGGACGTGGATGAAGCGCGGGCGCATTGCCATAGTCATGACGGGCGATTTGAGGCGGCGCAAAAATTGAGCGCCTCATTCTACACCTTCAGCGCGGGAAGTTATTCTCTGAGATACGAGATGTTTAACGGCACGCGACATATAGTCGTACCGGTTGTGATGCTCGTCGAGGGCGTACACGCCGGGAGCCACGGCCCTACTCTTCACCTCGCCGAAGAGTTTGGGAGGGTGCCGGAGACATGGAATGATATACCGGTTTACATCGGCCATCCGCAAGAGGGAGACGCCTACGTGTCCGGCGGCGATCCGAAATTGATTGACACGGAGGCTGTCGGACGTGTTTACGGCGCGAGAATAGACGAAAAGAAATTGAAGGCTGAGGTCTGGCTGAATGAAGCGAAGCTGAAGAAGGTATCGCCGTTGGCCGCGCAATACATTGCGCAAGGCCTACCGCTGGAAGTAAGTATTGGCGTGTTTACCGATAATGGAGGCGAACCTGGAAAATGGGAAGGTGAGGCCTATATCACTACCGCCCGCAATTACAAGCCAGACCACTTGGCATTGTTGCCTGGTGGAAAGGGGGCTTGCAGTTGGGCTGACGGTTGCGGCATTAGAGCGAATGAAAGTGGCAAAAACAATAACCAAAATGGGGGTACTAAGATGAAGAAAGAAGTACAGGAATTGCTACGGATTGGGTCTGCCGTCTATACGGAGGCGGACAAAACTTGGCTGGAAGCGCTTGATGACGTCCAGCTTGGACGCCTGTTGGCTTGCGCAAACAACGCGGCCAAGGCGATGGACGATGCAAAGAAGGCGATGGCCGAACTTGAAGCGGCCAAGAAAACCATCGCCAAACTGGAAGGCGAAAAGGGCGATACCGACAAAACGCTTACCGCGATGACCTCAAAGCTGTCGGACCCTGAAAAGTTTATTGAACTGCTGTCGCCTGAATTGCGCGACCAGCTTAAACACGGTCAGCGGTTGTATCAGGAAAGACGGGAAAAGCTGACGAAGGCGATATTGACGAATCAGGCGACAAAGGTTTGGACCGAAGAAGACCTGAAGGGGCGCGGCGTAGACGAACTGGAAAAACTTGCCGCGTCAATAAAGCCGGTTATCGATTATACGCCAACCGGTGGGCTAACGGCTAACGCAAGCAACGTTGACATACTGCTGCCTGCGTGGGTAGAAACCGAAAAAGGGGGAAAGAAAAATGGCTGAAAATACTTACAGAACGATAAAGATTAAGAAACACCTTGACATTCAGGATGAAGGTGTTGTCAAAACCGGCAAAACGGTTTATCCGGGTATGCTGCTGAAACTTGCAAGTGACGGCACGTATGAACCGCACGATACGGCGGGTGGGAACTGCGAAAAAGCGTTTGCGGTCGAAAATGAACTGTGTGGCGGGTCGATAGACGACGAATATACGGG